CTTGGGTCTGTTGTCCAATCACCCAAAGCGTTACCAAGTCGCTCCATAACACGACGAGCATCTTGCTCAGTCATAACACCGCCGCCAACGACCTGCTCTCTAAACATACCCAATAGCCCTTGTTGCTCACCTTGAGCCAATCGCCTTGCAGCCTCTTGGGGAGATAATTCTGCGCCAAAAAATGTTTTAATATTTCCAGTCCAGCTTTGCATCTTTCCAGCAAAACCTTTTTCAAGGTCGGGAAGTTTATCAAAAAACTTTTGAACATTCTTAAACTGTCCAGCAGTCATATTTAATTCTTTATATTCTTTTCTTAAATTTTCACGAGAAGCAATCCCCTTCCCCATAATACCTAGACTTGAAGGAACATACTTCGTTGAATCAATAGGTTTAAACGTAGCTTGGTCAACAACCTCTTGAGTAAAAGTGTCTGTTAGAACTCGAATAAAATCATCTGGGTTATCTTTGTTCACATAAAGAGAGGGGTATTTATATCGAGTTCCGACTTTTCCCGAACGAGATGCTTTAGCTAAATCAGCTTGAGCTTTCAGCGCGTCAAGCATTGGCTTTTGCATGGCTTCTTCTTCAGCGGCGCGAAGAGTCGGTAACTGAGCGGCAATGGCAACAGGGTCAATGGGGCGTAATTTATCTAAGTCTTGAGCCGTCACCAAAGATGGCATACTAGCTCTTTGCATGGCAGTAAATCGAGCCATGTCAGCAATATTTCTAGCGGCTTGAGGTATTACAGGTGCTACAGCTTGACCAACACGACCAGCAAACTTTTGAATCCCACCAAGAAGACCAGAGCCGACTCCTTGGTCAACAGGCAGTAAGCCCTGCTGGGCAGCATCTTGCCTCATCGGATTCATCCGAGCCTGAAGATTCTCAAGGGACGGTAGGTTCAAGTTCCGCAACATTCTAGGGTCAATAGCCATTTTAATTTCCACCAAAATATAAATCACTAAAGTCTGGCGCAGGTACTGTGTAAGAGCCGCTCAAGTCAACACCCGTGTTATATGATGCTGGGGGTGTTTCCTTATTCATAAAATTTTTAAATCCCTCACCAATCTGAGGGGCAACAGACATAAGCGCACCGCCTATCATGCTACCTGTTGAAGGCGCATATAGTGGTTGGCTAACATTAGCGCCAACAGTTGAGCTACGAACAATATCAGAAAGCCTTTGCGCCGCTGTTACAGGGGCTTGTCTAAGGGCATACTCTTCTCCACTAAGAAGACCGCCAAGACCAAGACCGCGTTGAATATTTGTAAATGGCATATCACCAACAGCAGCAGCGCCAGTAAGACCAGCACCAATATCACTGGTGCGTTGTCCAGCAAGACTACCAAGTCCAGATGCCCTATTAAGGTCTGCCGATATATCTTGTTGCCGCGCTTGAAGCGCAATAGGAGCTAACGCACCAAAGCTTGCGTTTGACAAAGCATCGGCAAATGCATTGCTTCCTAGCCTTCCACCAGCAGCAAACTGAGATGTTACAGGACTCATAGCTCTTTCAACTGCGCGTTGGGCGGTGGCTAAAAATTCGGGAGATGCCATTGTCGAACCAGTTGTGCCTCGATATATGTCAGCAGCTTCATCAAGAAGACCGCCGCCACCAAGAAGCTGAGAAACAGCACGTTCCCCAGCAGCTTGAAATGGGTCAGGGCCAGCAGCAATGCCCATGCCTCTTTCCACAAGGCTTCGCTCATATGGGGAAAGGGTCTGAATATCCTCAAGAAGACCCCTCTGCCTAATATCTTTAATTTGATTTGCAAGCGCACTGTACTCTCCAGCAATGTAATCTGGTGGGCTAGTTTTTTGAACAGATGTTCCCGCTTGACTAGCGCCGCCATCTGCCATTATTCCCGCTGCTAATACTGTTGCGCCTGCCTGTGCTATACTCATAGCGTATTCCTAACTTGCTCAATAAAACCGTCTAAATTAGACAGGTCTTTTGGAGATATATTAACATCTTTAAAAGTTTTTGCCACTACTTCTTCTTCTGCTTCAAATGGTGTTGTTGATTCCGCTGGATGAACTGTTACAAAATAACAATCCTCGTGAACAAAAACGATACGTTTCGTGCCTACCTCAGTTAAAGAAAAAGTTGGCGCAGTCATCCTCCGCTCACCAGACTCTTCAATAATTGTTACATCCCCTTCAAGAAGAAAAAGAGGATGGTTGGTGTTGTGTATCTTACTTACAATAACATGACCAGCAGGTGCGCGAAACTCTCGAATGTACTGCTTCTCAGTAAAGTTATGCTCCACGGGCATAACAACATTTAGCATATTATCTCCAAGATTGTTTTCGTCAGATTCAACAATCTTTTGAAACTCTTGTATTTTTTGTTGCCATCTCTCCCTAGCTCTTTTTTGCTGAAGAAACAGCCATATGTCATCAAACTCAAACGGAAAGTCCCTGTCAGAAGAAGATAGAAAATCCTCAAACCCAATTCTGGCATAATCCTTCTGACTTAATTCAGCCATAACTCTCCCCCTAACCTATAACAACGTAACCAATGTTTGTGTCATGACCATGATTAATATGACCAACGACAAAACTACCATTTGAACGAGAGCTTATATACGGATGAGAATGTGTAATGTCGTGACCAAGACCAACAAACAAGATGATACTGTTTACACTTGCTCTGCGGTCATTAACAGTTGTTGTTGTAGTCCCAGAGCTAATTGTAAATTCACCTGTAGAGTTAATCTTTCCCTCCATAATATTATTTACCACCTCAGAAATCTGACGCGGTGAACCACCCTCTTTGGGAAGATTTCGGAACTGATTAGCCATTACCTACGACCTCTAATCTGCCCATCAACATCAATGCCCTGCACATTCGTCCAACTACCGCTCAAGTTTAAACGTACACGATGAAAGCGACCAGATGAGCGAACAGGGCAGAAATTGTCACTATTTAACGTCGAAGCCGTACCAAAGCTGACTTCAGCATTGTTAGAGTCACGAGAAGCAACCTGTGCAGTAATTGTAGCAGTTGTGCCGCTGCTATTTTCAACATACGGAACAATATTATTAATAAGGGAACTGCGACCCGCTTGTAGGTCAAACTCACCAGTCTCAACAACCGCATCCAGATTGCCACCAGTAAACGTCTGAATCTTCTTGTCCTTTGCTCCAGCAAAGAAAAATTCCCCTCCCTTATAAACGGCTGAGTCAAGTGAACTAGGGAGAGCATCCAAACTACTAGAAATATTAGCAAGGTTTTCAAGAGTATAACCAGCAGTAAATAGGGAAGCCATAGCATCCAGACCAATATTAGCAGTACTCCAGCTATCTGTTGCATAATTATAAATAATCAATTCGTCAGGTGAGCCATCCCCTGAGTCAACGCTAGGATAAGACCAAACAACAATCTGACGAGATGGGTCAACAACAGCACTCATACGAGCAGAGTTGTTTGACTGAAACCTCTTCAGAAAAAATCTATTTATCTTTTCTGCGCCAATAGGCTTGGAAGACTGACCATCAAATACATAAAAGCCATCATCGGAAAGATAAAATACATTGCGACCAACAGAGGCAACAGAACCAGAAATTTTACAACCGCGCTGTAGCTGAACCTTATCAAATTCAAACACAAGCGGAGAGCCAACATATTGCGCCCGTACAATACCCTTCTCCATCAAAATAGTTGCATATTCTCCGCCGACAAGTCCAGTCACCGCGCCCATGTCTGAAATGTCTTGAAAGTCAGCCTGTGTGGTTGCGCTTACGGCCCAACTATCATAGTCGCCAATACCAGACCAGCGAACACGATATGGTTTCTCACCATCAGTTGAATCATTCGTATAACCACACATTACAAAATCACGCACGACTGCGATAAACCTTGCCTTTGGCGGAGTGCCACCTAAATCAGAAAAACGACCACCACCAGCAGCTACAATAGTTTGAATTGGGTCACTATAATTAGTTACAACAATATCTTCTCCAAACTGAACAAATCGCCAAACATATCCATCACCAGTAGTATATGATGCGTCAGATGTTTTAGAAATATCCACAAGACTAGAATCGGTAGCATTAAATTTATAAAGAGAGTTTTCATCCCCTACATAAATTGCAGATGATGCAGAATCATCTTTAGCCGCAAACATACCGCGAATAAATTTATTTGTTGCACCAGAAATAGGCAAAACATCTGGGAGGCTAGTATAGCCATTAGCTGCTGGAACTACGTTTGTTGCAACAGTTGCGCCAGCATTTTGATAAGGGGGCTGGTCAGGTAAAAATTGTCCTAGCTTAATCATTGTTCAAACCAACTTTCATTTCCAGCAGATAGAGTTGTCCATGTTTCATTCTGCTCTGCTACCTCAGACCATACCTCATCCTCGGCTGCAATGACACCCCACAATTCTCCTAACTTTTCTACATCTGTTTCGGTAAACGTAACAATCGCAGGCAAAGTAGCTGCACCTATAAACTTCCCAATGGCAACAGCATCCATCAATGCTTGGGTCGCTAATGTAGCAGAACCACTTACAAGGATACCGCCAGAGGCTATCATCGTAGCTGGGCCAGCTAAAAGAGATGCACCAAACTGAACTCGTACACCATCTGCGGTAACGGTAGAAGTAACATTTATGTTACCCCCACCAAACTGTATGCGTATGCCCCCTGATGTCACCGTGGCAACGGCAGAGGGTGTGGCATAACCAAGCCGAATCCT